CCATTGCGGAGGGGGCGGCCACCTACACCGCGGGGCAGTACGCCAGCCGGATCGCGGGTGTGCTGGCGGGCATCCCCGCGGGCATGTCGGCCACCTACGCCCCCCTGACGGAGCTGACCGCCGTGACGCCCCGCTCCACACAGGAACAGGAGGCGGCCATCAAAGCGGGCAAGCTAATCCTGATCCACGACGGCGTCAAGGCCAAGATCGCCCGGGGCGTCAACTCCCTGACCACCATCCCCGCCACGGGGAAGGCGGACTGGAGCAAGATCAAGATCGTGGAGGGGATGGATCTCCTCACCTACTATCTGCGCACCACCATCCAGGACCAGTATGTGGGCCGGTACGCCAACACCTACGACAACAAGTGCGTCCTGGTGACCGCCATCCAGACCTTCCTGGCCGAGCTGGAGGGCCAGGGGGTGCTCTCCTCCGGGGAGAGCTGGGCGGAGATCGACGTGGAGGCTCAAGAAAAGTGGATGCGCTCCCAGGGCATTGAGACGGCGGATATGACCGCGCAGGAAATCAGGGAGTATCAGACCGGGAGCTGGGTCTTTGTCCGGGTGGGCGGCCGCTTCGTCGACGCCATGGAGGACTTCCAGCTCTCCGTGGACAACCTGTAGCACCGCCCGGAGCGCGAAAAAGCCGGGGATTACTCCCCGGCCTCCCGCTCCATGCGCTCCCGAGCCGCCTGTAAGACATACTGCTGGGTACTTTGCCCAGCAGCAAAGGCAGCGGCGCGGATCGCCGCGCCCTCCTCTTTTGGGGGCCGCAGCATAATTGCATCACACTTTGCCTGTGCTTTTTTTACTGCCCGCTTTTGTGCTTCCGTGCTTGCCATCTTATCACCTTTATCCGGCATCATCTTCTGTGTACTCCAAAATGTCGCCTGGCTGGCAATGGAGCATAGCACAAATACGTGAAAGGTTATCAGTAGATACAACTTTGCCATCTCTTAATGCTTGTATCGTGCTTTCTGAAAGTATTCTTTCACGCCTTAACCGCGTTGTGTTGTACCCAGCGGCTTTTAGCAAAGGAAGAATTTCTTTTGTGTACCGAATCGGCATCGATCGTCCCTCCCTTCTCATGTTGTCCATTATACTACTTAAAATACACGATTACAAGTGTAAAACAGATAAAATAAAACACTGATTTTCGTGTAAATCGTCAATAGAAAAAGCACGGATAATCGTGTAAAATTAAAACAGTCAAGGGGGACAACCCCAAGACAAATAAAAGCCGCCCGGTGACGCGGGCGGCAGAAGGAGGCGAGGTCATGCGGTTCCAGAACGGGACGTGGAGTTGCGGCGGAAAGTCCTTCTCCACACTGCATGAGGCGCTGTTAAGCGTCTGGCCGAAGTAACGGCCGGGGG